AGTTCTTACAGGTCCATCTGCTGGTAATAATTCTTTGTATGCTAAAGCTTGAAATTGAGTTACAGCTTCTGCTAAAACAGGATGTGTTGCACCTGATGCACCTTGAAAAGGTTCTGTTCGATTGTCATATTTGAATCCTAATAAATCTAAACCCTCTTTGTATGATTGTTCCCAATCTTTTCTAGAAGTTTTATAATCTTGATACTGTTGATATAAGTTTGAACCTAATGGACCTAAAACATTATCTGGTAAATGTTCTGCTAAATTTGCGTAATGATTTTCTGCACCTTCAACCGAAGCAAGTGATGGGTCATAATTGATATCAACTGAACCATCTTCATTTTCAGTTATTTCTACAGGTTCACCAGCTTGAGCAATTTCTTGTTCTTCTTGTAATGCTTCTTCTGAAACTTCTTGTTCGCTAGGTAATGTTAGTTGTTGCTCTACGTTTGGTAGAGACTTGTCTATTTCTGCCATTTATTTTCTCCGCTTGGATTGTTTTAACAGTATTATAACTAATATTCAAGCCTTGTGGTTGAGGCCCTGATTTAGGGGGTACTGTTGTAGTTAGTTTAGTCTTCTTTAATAATTTTTTTAACATTATCTATAGAATCAATGATTTCTTCTTCAAAATCTTTATAAACTTCTCCATCACCTAATCTATAAACATCTTGGTATTCTTGAAACTCACCAGGTACATCAATGATTTCTCCTGTCTCTGGATTAACTTCTTTGTAAGGTTTGGTGTAAACTGTTTCTGCATTATTACCAGCATCTGTTTTATATCTAACTCTAATTGTTTCAGGATTTTCAACTACTTCCATATCTTTATGTATTCTTACTTCTCCATCTTTTAGTTTAGCAAATGTTTTAGCTTTATTTTTAACAGTGCCAACGACTTCCCAAAAATTATCTTTAATCCAAGACCAACCTGCTTCAGCTGCAGGAGCTGCTTTTGTAATAGTTTTTTGAACAGCTGGTTTTTGTAATAATTTAGTAGCACCGAAAGGAAGTGCTCCTAATATTCCTACACCAATTTTCATAAACTTTCTTTTGCTAGGATCTTTTGGTCCATTAGCAAGACCAATACGTCCACCATCAGCTGCTGCTACATCTCTATATTCTTGTTCAACAGCAATTCGTTTTTCTGGATCTAATCCTTCTAAATATTTTTTTTGAGCTTTACCAAATTGATACGCACCTTCACCAATTAATGAAGCTATACCAACAGGTTGTAATGCTCTTGCAAGTCTTAAAGCCATTGGAGTACTTAAACCAAGATTTAAAAGTCTTTGTATTCCTTTTTGTAAAACTCTGTTTTCCATTCCTTTGGTTAAACCAACTGTAGATTTAACTAAGTCAGGTGCAAAAGCTGCTTCAGCACCAAGTCCAACTCTACTCATTGGATCTTTTAAATCAACATCAGTTATAAGAGCTGCACCTGCTGGAGTAACTAAACCTTGTAAAAGTTTTGTACCTAATAATTTTCCACCTTTAGCAGCTTCTTTGTAAGCACCTGATTCAAATAACATTCCAGGGAATGAATACAAAGGAAGAGCTTTTTTAGATGTTGGATTCTTAAGCATCTTTTTTACATCGTCATAAATATCGGGTGCTCTTTTTTTAGTATATTCTAAAATAGATTTTTGTGCTTTAGGATCAGAAAGAATTTCCTTGAATTCATTTGGTACAAAACCTTTTTTTATTTCTGCATCAACTGATTTTGCTATTCCACCTACAAGTTTAGATCTCTCTGCTGGATTTAAATTTTCTAAATCTTTAATGTCTTTTGAACCAATATATTTACTTAAAGAATATTTTTTCTTTTGACCAACAAAAGATGGTTCTAAAGTATTTGGATTAATATGCACACCTATTAATCTCCCACCTGTTTTTTTTACAGCTTTAGTTATTTGGTCATTAATTTTTTCTAACTTTTCTTTAAAGAAAGGTTCATTTGTTCTTTGTAATGCTTGAACCACATTATCCTGTTGTCTAAATAAATTTTTTAATTCCGTTTCAACAGGTTTAACAATAACTTGATTTATTAGTCTTGAATCAAAACCAGTTAAATCAGTAGTAAATTGTAGCCCTAATTTATCCATATAACTTTTAGATACTCTATGAGCAAAATCTATTTTTCTTGGCATTTCTCTTTCTTTTAATATTCTAGTCTTTTCAGTTCTAATAATACCTTCTCCTTTTAGGGAAGATCTTCTATTTAAAATATCTGCTTTGGCTTTAGCAGCTTCTCCTTGTTGTGTTTTAGTTGGTTCTGCATATTTCAAACCTAGTTTATCCATATAAAATTGTTGAGCAGCTTTTGCTCTTCTTTCTCCAATAGGAAACTCTTGTGTCATTTGTTTAGACGTAAATTCAGTTACACCTTTTTGAGTTTGTTTAACTTTTTCTCTTATAAATTTTTCAAACCTTTTTTGCATTTCTTTTCCAGTTTCACCTGGTTTAAAGTAATCACTTTTTTCTGGGAACGTAATATTTGTAACTTTTCCATCTCGTGGTTGATTAACGATAATACTTTCTCCTGGTTTAAATTGTCTAACTTTAGAAGCTTCTGTAGTTTGACCTCTTAGAATTCTATATCTTTGATTTCTATTTAAATCAGTTGTACCGTAAAGTTTTTTAGCTAACTTTTCTTGTTCTTTAGTTAAAGCTTGATATTGTGGATTATCTTTTCCAGAAAGTGCAGAAGAACCTGTACCACGGCCCACAGTTTCTTTTCCTAAATTTCTAATTTGTGATTTTTGAGATGGATTTAAATCTTCATAATTTAATTCAGGATTTGCTTTTTCCCATTTTTTAATATTAGCAAGTTGTCTTTTATCAGGTTGAAAAGGTCTTGTTCCTGATGCAAGTTCTATTCTTTGAGTTTCTAGAATCTCGTCGCTAGGTGCCTGACCAGTTAATGGTCTATCCATTTGTGGTATGGATTGTCTTTGTAAAAACTCTTCGTATGTTTCTTGTGTTGGATCAAATGTTCCTCTTAACTCATCTCTTAATGCACCAGGAGACATCATATCAATGACATCTGCTTTTTGATTAGTTAATTGTTTTAAATATTTTATTTCTGGAGAAATATATTTTTCTTTATCTTCAATAGTAGAAGGTTCAAAAAATGGATCTACATCTTTTTTAGGAATAGCCATTATAACCCCATTAAATATTTTAGGCCACCTTTAGCATAACCAATTCTTCCACCATCTTTCATTCCTGATGGATCAAAGTCACCTTCATTAATAATATCTTCTGCCTTTTTAACTTTTTTTTCAATACCTTCTAAAACACCTTTAATTTCAGCATCAGAATAATCTTGGTAAGTTCCTTTACGACCAATTATTTTTTTAATCTCATTTTGAAAAGATTTTTCATCTGTCTTACTTTTTAAAAGATTAATTGTATCATCAACTAAATTTTGATCAAAACTTGTTTGAGACATAATACCTCTAGATTCTTTTTCAGTAGGCATCCATCCTTTTGGATTTTTTTCTGAATATGGAGCTTCTTCTGGTAATTTTTTAGATAGATCAATTACGTCTGCTTTAGGACCTTTTGGAGTAGCTGGAGTCAAAGACTTCTCATACATATCCAGTTGTTTAGTTTGGTTTATTATGTAGTCTTGTTGTTTTTGAGATAATTTAATTCCTTTTGATTTAGCATACATCATAACTTTAGCTAAAGTGCTGTGCATATCTTGAGCTAACTCAGGAGTCATTTTGAAATAAGGAATTACCTTTCCCATCTTTATGAATAATGCATTAATAACTGACATTTAATAATATATCCTCTTCCGTTTTGGTTTTTTCTCCTCAACATAATCGTCAGGATGAAGTACAAAACCACCCTGTCTAAAACGCATAATGGCTTGTGTTGTTGAGTCTACCAAGTCATCATTATCACCAAATGGGAATGCAGCGCATTCTTCTATGACTTCCTCTGCGAAGTCTTGCATAGGTGCCCATATCATACCAGATTCAAATAAAGGTGCAACAGAATTTACTCGTGTATGCTTATCATTTCCTTTTGATGGACTGAAATTTACTACAGGGATTCCCATTTTCCTCAACTCATCTGTAAGTGGCTGACCAGAAGCTTTTGATTCAATGATGACTGTATCAGGATCCCAATACTTCCATTGTTCATAAGCCATTTGTTTTAATTCAGGAAAGTCCCATCTATCTTTTTGACAATCCAATAATATTAAATTAGCTGGACTATCATCATTCTCATAGAATACTCCCCAGGTTGTAATAGCTGAAAAGTCAGCAGATTCTTTTTTACTAAATGCAGTATCATAAGATTGTATGACGTGTTTCAATGCAGGTATCCAATCATTTTCCCAACGCTTCCACCATTCACGTTTAATGATCGCACCTTCTTCTGAAGTTGGATTTTGCATATACTGAGCATTCCATTTTGAAATACTAACTGATGCTTTAACTCCTTCTAATTCTTCCTTCCTCCAGTACTCAGGCCACAGTGGTTTACCTGATGGAAGTATGGCAGGAAATTCTACAATATCCCATTGATCTGCTTTAGGTTCTCGTTGCGCGCCTAACAGTTTGCCTGTTAGATCTTTTGTATTCCATCTTGTCATAACCAAAACAATTGCACCACCTGGCTGCAAACGTTGACGTGGTCCTGACGTGTACCATTCATAAGCTCTATCCATTGCATCTCGGTTCATAGCATCTTGTTCTGAATGCGGGTCGTCTATGATTAACAAATCTGCACCCCGTCCAGTAATCGCGGAACCAACACCTGCTGCATAGTATTCACCACCACCTTGTGTTTCCCATTTACCAGCGGCCTGAGAATCTTCTCTGAGTCTAGTTTTAAAAACAGATTGATATTCAGGTGAGTCAATCAAAGCTTTTGCTTTTCTACCAAACCGTACAGATAGTTCTGTGGTGTTAGTTGATTGAATAATTTTTAATTTAGGATTTTTACCAACCATCCAGGCAGGTAATAGATAAGATGCAAACTCAGACTTTGTATGTCTAGGAGGCATATTAATAATTAATCTTTTTAATTTGCCTTCAGCAATCTGATTAAATTTTTCTGCTACAATCTTATGATGTTTACCTTCAATAAAATCAGGCCACATATGTTTTACAAATGACATAAAGTCATTATGTATTTTAGATTCTTTTTTCTTTTCAGTATATTTTTCAAACGTCTCTAAGAATTCTCTTTGAACATCTGTAGGTAACTTCTCTATCTTTTTTAAATCGATTTCCATAAAATTTTTGCAAAATTTTTTTAGGTTTAATTTTGGAACCATAAACAATTTAACGCCTATCTATGTTTAAATCAAGGGATAAAGTCGCGCTCTGAGGGACCCCTTTTTTTTATTATTAATTAACTAAATAAAACTTTTTGGAATTTGAGATTGGTTTGGGACCTCTACGCCCCGCGCCGCCCGCAGGGCGGCGCAAGTGTGTTGGGCTGCTTAAGCTGCCCAACGTTTCAATGCTTTCTTTTTAATATAAATAACTGGACCACACACATAATCATCATAACCTGTGATGTATTCAGACTTAGTAAATGTTGCTCGCCACAACGCAGTTGCCTCAACATTCAAAGGAAGATCAATTAACTTACCTTCCTCATTGATGATCATATAGTCCCCGTTCGGGAATGTTATGCCTTCAACATAACCACCAACAAACTTTTGAGCCTCCTCCAATGTAGGCTCATCTTTAACATTATCAATTACTTTGAATTGATCAGGTGTTGTATTAACCGACTCTCGGATATCTTCTTTTCTTATTTCTAGTGCCATATGTTTCCTTTCTGTTTATATATAGGATAATACATTATCTATTTACATTGTCAATAGGGATAATTGTTTTTTCTGTTCTAATATATTCATCGTGTTGATTAGTTTCCCAATTATATCTTCTATCATTAACCTTTCGTTCCTCAACATTGATTGGAGTTTCTAGCGGCTCGGGTCTCGGTGCTATCCTAACGAAAGCTTGTAAGTTTTCATTAATATAATCTGTCATACATCTTTGACCACAAAAATAATTCCACATACTTTCATAATCACTTTGATACCAACGAACCCGTCTTGTTCTTAATACTTTATTTCCTTTCACACCTCGGACCCTATCGTGGGTTTGTTTTTGATGGCAGTATGGTCCGTGGCACCAACTGTGTCTGTCACTCATAAAAATAACCCCATATAAACAATCGCAATTATTATTACTAGTACCCCTAATGATGAAAATAGTTCTATCATTTTCTATACTCCTTTCTCCACTTCTCATCTTGTTTTAATTTATTATCTAACTCCCAAATTTTTCTATCATAATATCTTTCCATTATGGTTGCGAGTATAAAAAACCCGCAACCAAAAATTATTAAAATTAATCCTAATAGGATTAATGCGTCCATCAATGTCATTGTATTGTTTCCCCCTCTTTTCTAATTGCTATTTGTATTCCTGATGTTGCAGTTCTATAACCATTTGCGTCAGTATCAAAATAAGTTATTGACCCTTTGTCTGCGTCTATCTTACATTTGTCTGTCCACATTGCATTTCTAAAAATAAACTTATTATGCTTTTTAGCAAAATAAGAAATTTTAAAATGTACCATTTTTTTTAACAACTCTACAAACCCTTGATAGTTTG